TTTACAAAGTCATTTATTAGTTTCGTTCTGCTCGCCTGACTATTACTTGCATAATGAGCCTCGTCTATAATTATTAAATCAAAATTAGCCTTTGATATTGGACTATTCTCTTTATCTTTTAAATCATAAAAGTTTTTAAGTATATCATAATTTACAATAACAAAGTCGTGTTCAGTCGAAAAGTTTTTACCTTCAGAAATATAAACACTTCTATCCGTGTAATTTCTAATTTCTCTTTCCCAATTTATTTTTAAAGATGCTGGACAAATAATTAAAATCTTTTTGGAATTAGTTTCCAATGCTGCAATAATAGTACTAGTTGTTTTTCCTAATCCCATATCATCAGCTAAAATAAATTTATTACTACCGACTAATTTCTCAATTGCGGTTTTTTGGTGTTCAAGTGGTGGTCTGTGGGCATATTTACTGTAATCGATTTTAACTTCCGTAGTATTGTGTGTTTTTAATAAAGCAGCCTTAGGTAACCACATATCAGTAATAGTGTCACCAGTGTTAAATCTACCCCAAATATGATATGATTTATCTTTATCAACCAACAGTTTTTCAACCCAAACATCAGTAGGAACGGTTAACATATTTTTTTCATCTGCAATTTTCTTTGCAAAATATGGTTCAATATTTACCCATTTTTTAGCAACCTTTGGTTCAACATTATGGTAATTGATAATGTATTCCGACTGTGAACGTGTTGGATAGAATTTATTATTGGTTTCTTTATGATGTTTTAGTTTTAAAATAAAGTTATTTCCACCTGAATATGTGTCCAAAATATTAAGTGCTTTTGATTCAATAAGATTAGATGTTTTACCTGTTAAACTCAAAGTAAATTTTTAACATAAAAATAGTTGATATCTTAATATTTATCAATATGACAAATAAAATACCTATAACAAGAATTGGAAAATTCTTTGATGCGAGTGATTACCAATTGGATATATCAATGGGTGAGGAATGGTTATATGGTGATATGAACTTTACCATTGTATTATATCGTATAGATAGAATGAAAACAAAGACTGACGATGTTTATGGTGAAGCATTAAAAGATGGGATTAAATTTCTACCCCCAATTGAATTAAAAGGTTATGTTCAAATATCCGCACCTGAAAATAAACAGATTGCAGGAAATAAAATGAATCAGGTTGAACCAGGAAATATGAGGTTTTCAACATATCAAAAACAATTGGATGAATTGGATGTTGATATACAATTTGGTGATTACTTGGGGTATTATGAAACTGAAGACAGATTAAGATATTATGTTGTTAATAATGATGGTAGAGTTGTTTCAGATAATAAACACAACTACGCTGGTTACCGACCTTACTATCGAACAATAATGGCATCTGCGGTTATTGATAATGAATTTAGAGGATTATAATTATGCCACTACCAAAAAAAATAAAGAAAAATTTACCATTGACTGAACCTAAAGTTGGTTTAGCAAGAAGAGAGGAACTTTTAGAAAAAATAAATAGGGATGGAACATATCTACCCAAATCATTATTACATGCTGATTTGGATGGGGGATTTTTAGAATTTGTTAAAAATGAATTAAAAACTGTAGTTGATGGTAAAACTATTCCTACTATAGATATTTTAATAACAACTCAGAATTGGTCTCAATTCACCGAAACATGGGACATACAAAATTTAGATAAAAACGTTGAACTTCCTTTTATTTCAATAGTTAGGACACCTGAAGTTAAATACGGATCAAATCCCTCATTATTATATACAATACCTAATAGAAAACAATATTTCTATGCACAAGTTCCTACTTGGGATGGACAAAGAAGTGGTATGGATATATATAAAATCCCACAACCAGTACCAATTGATATTACTTATCAAGTTAAAATTGTTTGTAACAGAATGAGAGAACTGAATCAGTTCAATAAAAATGTTATTGAAAAGTTTAGTTCAAAACAATCATATCAAGTTATCAAAGGACATTATATTCCAATAGTTATGGGTGATATATCAGATGAATCTGTAATGGACGTAGAGAAAAGAAAGTATTACATTCAAAGTTATCAGTTTACATTATTGGGATTTTTAATAGATGAAAATGAGTTTGAAGTTTCCCCATCAAAAACTAGGGTACTTCAAGTATTGGAAATTGATACTCAAACAACTAAACGAGGTAGAAATAGAAATGCGTCATTACCTAGTATATTCGATGCTGTGTTTGTTGTGGGAAATAATACTTTATCTCAAATGTTTGATTATACAACAAATCTGGCTGTTGATGACACGGATAATGTTGAAAATTTTGATGTATATATCAACAATGATTATTATGGTAGTGATGTAAACGAAATTCAAATTAATACAGGTGATGTCTTAAGAATTGAAGTTGTAAAAACTATTTCATCCAATGAATCTAAAATTAAGATATTAAATCCACTACTAGCTTAACTATCCCCATATATATCTTTTTTTTCCTTACATTTTTCAATAATAAGTCTTTCTAAGAATCGATACATTTTGATTCCATTTTTATCACAATAAGATTTAAGAATATTGTGAACCTCTAAAGATATTTTTAAATTCTTTATTTTTTTACCTTCTTTATCCATGGTAGAAAAAAGGTAGAATTTATTCTACTCAATTTATTAATACATATCACAAAGTAAAGTTTTTGAGTTTTTGAGTAATATTTATCATAAAATAAATTATTTAAAAATAAAAAAAAATGGCAAATAAAGTTTTCGTTTCTCCAGGTGTCTACACTTCAGAAGTCGATTTAAGCTTTGTTTCTCAAAGTGTTGGTGTAACAACTTTGGGTATTGTCGGTGAAACTCTAAAAGGTCCAGCCTTCGAACCTATCTTTATTACTAACTATGACGAGTTTCAAACTTACTTCGGTGGAACTTCACCTGAAAAATTTATTAACACTCAAATACCAAAATATGAGGCGGCTTATATAGCTAAAGCATATTTACAACAATCAAATCAATTATTTGTTACAAGAATTCTTGGTTTATCAGGTTATGATGCGGGTCCTTCATGGACAATAACTACAAAAGCAAATGTAGATCCAACAACAGTTGACTTCTTATGTGAAAGTGGAATTACTTCAGGTTGTACTCAAGTTTGTGTTGATTATTTAACAATACCTTTTACCGCAACATTTACAGGTTGTACTAATAGTATTGATAGTATTTCATTTGATGATTTATCTGGTGACTTACCTCCTCAATTAGTTAATAAATTGAACTTACCATATGAAAAATTTGATGGTAGTGTGTCTTCATTATATGCAAATATAACACAACAAATTTTTGATGTTATGAACGCACCGTTGACTCTTGACTCTTCAGTTTATTATTACGGTCCAATATCAGGTGCTGACTATACAAATTTAGTAAGTGCAGGTTTCACCGCAGCTACTAACGTTTTTGGTGTTGAGGATGTTAACAAAGATTTGTGTGATTTATCTTCACCATTGAATGACCCTTGGTATTATGCGACTTTTGATAATTTGGGTAATGCTCAATATACAGGATTCTCAATGTGGTCGGTTGTTGAATTAACAATAATTCATACAGCAACAACTACAACAACTAGTACTTCAACTACTACTACAACAACAAATCCTTGTGTTACCCCAACACCCGCAACAACAACTACAACGACAACATCTAAACCTGTTTTCTGTTATACTGGTACCTTTATAGGTAGATTGTATGTTTGGGAAGGTGTAGCTTACACTGACTATGATGATTTGGTTATTGCTACTCTACGTTCAAGAGGTTTAGCAACTTATACTTCTGATGATGGACCTGTTTACGAAGTTTCAGGGGTGACTGATGTAAGTATGAATTGTACTGGTGTTTACTCAGGTGTTACTAAGAATCCTTTTTCAACATTTGGTTTAAATATCACAAATAAAGATAATCAAACATTCTTCTTTGAAACATCATTTACTAATTCAGATCCTAAATTTTTAACAAAGGTATTTGGTGTTTCTAACTTCTCAAAACCAAAATCCACAACTCCATTATTTGTGGAAGAAGTTTTCCAAGCTCTTTTAACTTATGGTTATAGAAAAGGATATATACGTGGTTTGAATTGTTCTTTAACCGCATTACCAAATGCGAAACAACAAAACGATCCAACATCAATTGCATGGTATTTGGAAAAATACCAATCGCCTGAATCACCTTGGCTTGTTTCTGAATTAAGAGGTAATAAAGTATTCAACTTATTTAAGTTTGTAACTATTGCTGATGGTAATGATGCAAACGTTGAAGTTAAAATATCAATTGGTAATATCTCATTTAACAATGGAACATTTGATGTGTTTATTAGAGATTTCTTTGATAACGATTCAAACCCTGTTGTATTAGAGAAGTTTACAAGTTGTTCAATGAATCCACAAGAGAATAACTTCGTGGCTAAAAAAATAGGAACGATGGATGGTGAATACCAATTGAATTCTAAATATGTAATGTTGGTAATGAATGAAGATGCACCAATAGACGCTCTACCTTGTGGATTTGAAGGATATCAATTTAGAGAATATGCTGGTGTAAGACCTCCATTCCCAATCTATAAAACTAAATATGACTTCCCTGGTGAAGTAGTATATAACCCACCTTTCGGTTTATCTTCAGGTTCTGATGACATCATAAGAAGTGCTGGTGATAATGTGAGAAGAACTTATCTTGGTATTTCAGATACAGTAGGTTACGATGTTGATTTCTATACTTATAAAGGTAAACAACTTCCATTATCTGTGTGTACTGATACTAGTGGTGACAATTGGGCTTACAAAACAAGAGGTTTCCATATGGACATAAATGCTAGTGGAATTACAATTGGTAGTGCATTTGCAACAAGTGGAACACCAGCTTTCTATGTTGGTTCGGGAGAATTCACATCAGATCCTACAGATGAAAACAATCCTTACTACAGACTGTTTGCACGTAAATTCTCTTTATTATGTTCAGGTGGATTTGATGGGTGGGATATTTACAGAGAATCAAGAACAAATGAAGATAAATTTATATTGGGTAGAACAGGTTATCTAAATGGTGCTTGTCCTTCATTTAGATATCCAAACGCTAAAGGATGGGGAGCCTTCAAAACAATATCAGTTGGTAATAACAGTACTGATTATGGTAACACTGACTATTACGCATACTTGTTGGGACAACAAACTTTCTCTAATCCTGAAGCTGTTAATATCAACGTATTTGTAACACCGGGTATAGATTATGTAAACCATTCAAATCTTGTTGAATCTGCAATCGAAATGATTGAGTTTGATAGAGCTGACTCAATTTATATTTGTACTACACCTGACTATAAAATGTTTGTACCAACAACAGGAGATCAGTTAGATTTAATTTATCCTCAAGAAGCAGTTGATAATTTGGAAACTGCGGGTATTGACTCGAACTATACAGCAACTTACTACCCTTGGGTATTGACAAGAGATACTGTTAATAATACTCAAATTTATATTCCTCCAACAGCTGAGGTTTGTAAAAACTTGGCATTAACAGATAATATTGCATTCCCTTGGTTCGCAGCGGCAGGTTACACTCGTGGTATTGTAAACTCAATTAAAGCAAGAAAGAAACTAACTCAAGAGGATAGAGATACTCTATACAAAGGTAGACTCAACCCAATTGCAACGTTCTCAGATGTAGGAACTGTAATTTGGGGTAACAAAACTCTTCAAATTAGAGAATCTGCTTTAGATAGAATCAACGTAAGAAGATTGTTATTACAAGCACGTAAATTAATTTCTGCTGTATCTGTTAGATTATTGTTTGAACAAAATGATGATAAAGTTAGACAAGACTTCTTGAATGCAGTTAATCCAATCTTAGACGCAATCAGAAGAGACAGAGGTTTATACGATTTCCGTGTAACAGTTTCTTCAGATCCGGCTGACTTAGATAGAAATCAATTGACAGGTAGTATCTATATCAAACCAACAAAATCTTTAGAGTTTATAGATATTACATTCTATATCACTCCAACAGGAGCTTCGTTTGAGAATATTTAATATTTATGGGGGGGATAAATTATCCCCCTTTTTTTTTAAAATTAAAGATATTTATTAATATGAGAAGTACTATAATAAAACTATTAAAAGAATTAGAGAAAAGAGAAATTCCAATGAAATATTATGCGTTTGATTGGGATGATAATTTGATGTATATGCCAACTAAAATTTATTTAATGTCTGAAGACGGTAATGAAGTTGGTATGGGTACTGAAGATTTTGCAACATACAGAACAAAAATAGGTAAAGAACCTTTTGAATATGAGGGTGAGATGATTGAAAATTTTGCACCTGAACCGTTTAGAGATTTTAAAGTTGGTGGTGATAAGAAATTCTTAAGAGATGTTATGACAGCTGAATTGGCGGAAGACGCTGCTTGGACTGATTTTGTTGAAGCAATTAATAATGGTTCACTTTTTGCAATAATTACAGCAAGAGGACATAGACCGACTACCCTAATGTTAGGGGTTAAAAAGTTAATTGATTCAAATAGAGGTGGTATTGACTCTGATATGTTATATGACTCTTTAGTTAGAATGAGAGAAAACGCTGGGGAGACACCTGAAGACAAAGAAACTGAAATAATGAAATATCTTCAAATGTGTAGATATTATCCAGTATCTTATGGTGAAGGTTCTGCTCAAAATCCTGAAGAATCTAAAATAGTCGCAATGAATAAGTTTAAAAACTATGTTCAAAACCAAGCCGAAAAACTCAATATAAGATTATCCAAAAAAATGGAGAATGAAGTTAATAATAGATTTGTCCCTATGATTGGATTTTCGGATGATGATCCGAGAAATATTAAAGCGATGAGTAAAGGGGTTAAAGATGTAAAAATATTTTCAACTCACGGAGGTAAAAAAAGAGAATATAAACCAGAAGAAGATGAATTGCAATTAGAATATATTATTAAAAAATATTTATATAAAATAATATAAATAACTAATAAACTAGTTCTAGTTATAGAATAATAATATAAAGACTAAAGTAAATAGAAAAAAAATAACTTCATAGTATTTATAATAAAATAAAAAGATAAAAATTAAAAATTATATACAATGGCTGATTTATTAATGAAAATGCCGATTCCTTATGAACCGAAAAGAGCGAATCGATTTATTTTAAGATTTCCATCATCATTAGGAATAAATGAATGGTATGTTGAAAGTACAAGTAGACCTACTGTTACAATTAATCCTGTAGAAATTCCATTCTTAAATACATCAACTTATGTTGCTGGACGTTTTACATGGGGAACAATCAACGTTACATTCAGAGACCCAATTGGACCTTCAGCATCGCAAGCATTAATGGAGTGGGTTCGTCTACACGCGGAATCAGTAACAGGTAGGATGGGGTACGCTGCTGGATATAAGAAAAACGTTGATTTAGAGATGTTAGACCCAACTGGAGTTGTTGTTGAGAAATGGGTTATGGAAGGTTGTTTCCTTACAAGTGTTAACTTCAATACTTTAGCATACAATCAGGATGGTATTATGACAATTCAAGCAACTCTTCGTCCAGATCGTTGTATTCTTGTTTATTAATCTTATATATTATATACGTTTAAATCTTAATAACTTTATATAGTTATTAAGATTTTTTTATTTTATAGTTACTTTAATTATATTTATTTTATTTTTTAAATAAAAAAGAATATGGATCCTAATTTATTTAACGCTGCAACAGAAAATTTTACGCTACCTCATGATGTTGTACAATTACCATCAGGTGGTATTTTTTATAAGAATAAAAAGAAATCAGTTAAGGTTGGTTACCTTACAGCAAATGATGAAAATATTTTAGTTGGAGCGACTCAAAACTCTAGTCAGAATATAATTTTGTCATTACTGAGAAATAAAATATATGAACATGATTTAAGACCTGAAGAATTATTAGAGAGTGATATTGAAGCAATTCTTATCTTTTTAAGAAACTCATCTTTTGGTCCTGAATATGTTGTAACTTTGAATGATCCGAGAACAAACAAAAGTTTTGAGACTACAATTATATTGGATGAACTTAATATTAAAAAGACACAATTTCTTCCTGATGAAAATGGAACATTCATCACAAAATTACCTCGTTCAGGTAATGCAGTTAAACTTAGACCACTTACTTATTCTGAAATACTTGAATTAGAAAAAATGTCTGATCAATATCCTGTTGGTAGAGTTGCACCAACTATTACATGGAGATTAAATAAAATGATTCAAGAAGTTGATGGTATGACTGAAAGAGAAAAAATCTCAGGATTTATTGAGTCATTACCAATCATGGATTCAAAATATATTAGAAACTTTATTAAAGAAAATCAACCGTCACTAGATTTAGAAAAAACAGTTATAGCCCCGTCAGGAGAAAAGGTATCTTTCAAGATTACCTTTGGGGCTGAATTTTTTCGCCCTTTCTTCTAGCTATCGACAGTTGATGATAGATGAGTATTTTGCATTAGGAAAATTTATTGGAACGTCATATTCAGATTTTTTAATAATGCCAACATATTTTAGGAAATATCTAATAAATAAAATAATAGAAGTTAATAGTCCCCCTGACAATAAATAATTGTTGGGGGTATTTATTTTATATAAAAAAAGTAAAAAATGGCAAAAGACAAAGGATTAGGTAAGTTAACAAGTGCTTTGGAAGCCGCCTCAAAAGCCGCTGATGGATTTAAACAGTCAGTGATGGGGATGGAAACGAACGCTATAGAGATTGCAAAACAATTTGGGCAAGGTAGAGAAAATATTGTAAATATAAAGATAGGTTTAGCCGAAGCATCGGACAGTTTGGTTAAAGTTGGTGTTAATATCAAAGAAGCTATTAATGAAGCGGGTAAAATACAAAAAACATTTTCAGAGTCAATAGGAAGGAACGCCTTATTAACATCCGAATCATTTGGACAAATTAAGGCGATGACTGATGTTTCAGGACAAAGTGTTAAACAACTAACTGAAGGTTTTGCTGATGCTGGAATATCAATAGTTAACTCAGGTAAAGAAATGCAAAAAGTGGTTGACACATCAAGATCTATTGGTGTTGACACACAAGCGGTGTCTGCAATGGTAGTTAAAAATTTAGCAACAACTGCTCAATTTAATTTTCAAGGTGGTGTTGAAGGTATGGCTAAGATGGCAGCACAGGCGGTTAATCTTAGAGTTGATATGAGTAAAACTTTAGATTTAGCTGATAAATTATTCAATCCTGAAGCCGCGATTGATATGGCTGCCGCTATGCAGAGATTGGGGGTTGCACAAAGTTCATTGTTAGATCCACTAAAATTGATGGATATGGCACAAAATGATCCGGCTGAGTTACAGAACCAAATTGCTGAAATGAGTAAAGAGTTTGTAAGATTAAATGAAAAAGGTCAATTTGAAATTATGCCAGGGGCTAAAAGACAACTCAAAGAAATTGGAGAACAATTGGGTATGAGGAATGGTGAGTTAGTTAAAATGGCATTAGCTGGTGCTGAACTTGATGATAAATTAAGTAAAATTAAACTACCTGATACATTCTCTGAGGAACAGAAACAGTTTATTGCTAATATGGCAACAATGGGGCCTGGTGGTGAATATAAACTGAAAGTTGATGGTGAAGATATTGGATTAGAAAAAGCAATATCTTTGTTTTCACAGGACAAAGGTAAATTGGATAAGTTTATGGAGGCTCAAGCACCAAAAACGATGGAAGAATTGGCTAAAGAACAAATTAATATATTCACAAGTATGGCTAATGATTTGGAATATCTACAAAGTATCGATACACGTTTGGGTATTGTTATAGGTTCAACTAAAACCGCAGAAAGCATGTTAACTGCGGGTAAAGAACTTTCAAGTGAGTTACCTAAAATATTTGGTGAGGAAGAACTTAGTACTAAACAATTAAGAAAAAAAACAGACGAAGGATTAAAGGGTGTAACAGGAGCTTTAGCTGAAGGTGATATTATGGGTGCGGGTAAACAACTTTTGGATAATATCGGTGGTTTCTTAACATCATCATTTGAAGGTGTTACAAAAAGAGGGGAATCTGCGGTTAAAGAAATTGGTGAATCAAAAAATGAAGCAATACAAGCTGTAAAAGGAGTCGTTGGTACTGGATTGGAAGGATTAGAAAAGGTTACTGGTATAGATTTAAAAGGTAAGGAACTAATTGAGAGTAATAAAAAATTACAAGAAGCAACTGTTAAACCGACAACCACTGAAACAAAAAAAGAATTAAACGAAACAACAAAATCCGAACCATCGTCAACTAAAACAGAATTATCATATAATGGTAAAATTGATGTTAATGTAAATCTACCAACTGGATTATCGGATAATGAATTTAAAAATTTAATATCAAAATTAACAACAGATAATGAGTTTAGAGAAAAATTAAAAGTTGAACTTCTAAATATCAAGGGAACTGAAAGTCCTACTGATATTAACAAAAAACTTAATAGTGAATATAAACAGTAATAAAAATAAAAAATACCTATTTATTATAAAA